GCAGCCAATAAAGGTTCAACTTTGCAAAATAACCTCACAAGGCTCTCTTGCCAGAGAGAAAACTTCTTCATCGTCGCTCTGCACCACAATCCTCTTCATGAGATTTTCTGCATGATCATAAGAAACTTCACGGTCAAGCCACTCTCTCCGTAGAGAGCGTACAAAATCTCCAAATGGAACAGGAGCTGCACCCAAATCAACTTGTCCAGTAATTATATCAAGCCTCTTAAACACCAAATATGAATCCACAAACGCCGCTATAGCGTTAAACTTCGTATCAGCCGTACTTCTATCAAGAACCTCTGTTAAACCTCTGTGAAACTCCAAATAATCAAACGGCATTGGTTCTAATCCTCCATCGGCTCCTTGGCGCTGCCTACGTAACACCACCTGGAATGATCTTCCCGCAAATCGCCTAACAAAAGCTTGCGGGTTATTCACTTTCGCTGAATGTACTTCTACGGAAGGCATATTACTCAATAACATCAACAATCTTGATCGGAAGGTTTTCCCTTTTCGCTCCATAAAAGCCGACTGTATTGGTTCTGAGTATTGAGATATTAACTTCAAAACCATAGCAGCTTCTCCAGACTCTCTGTTGCTACCAAACTCATCTATGATGGCAAATGGTTGTCCATCATAATTATCGTTTCTACCCATGCTGTCCATCGTCATGTTAACTGTAAAGTTGTCATAGTCTTCAACTGGCAGTCCCAGCAAGTTCATAAGAATAGCTGGCAACACCTTACACAATACAGTTGATTTTCCAACACCAGGAGTAGAGTAGATATAAACTCCAATAGGCTCCGGTATGGAACTCAAAGTGTCTTTCTGTCTCTTCAGCTCCAACACAGCATCATCAAACTTCTTGCAGTAATGAGAATACGTTGGTGGTAGTCTTTCTCGTTCCATAGACATCGTTAACACATCAACTTCTACCTTCATAGATCTCAGCCCATCTACATTTGCGAAGGTCACTCCAGAGGCTACTTCCTTAACAAAAGCAGCTGCTTTTTCTGAAACATACACATAGAGAACCTTGTCTCCTTGCACTATGTAATTGAGAACAGCCTCTATTGCTCCCATCACCATATTCATGCCATCTTTTCCTTCTACCATCACTTCAACATATTTTCGCAAATTACGAGTAGAATAACCTGATATGGCAGACAAAGCCACCTTTGCGTATTTGGCATACGCTTTAATCCAACCTGGGTAGTCACAATCGCCAGACTGTGTGACGACCATGTCTCGTGGCTTAGAGAGTTGGGGCGCCACGTAACCCATTAATAATTTTCCAAGTTGGATCAAGCCTATTCCTTGCATAAGCTCATTTCCTTTCGTAATCAACAACATTCCGGAGACAAACATAAGTGAATCATCCATCAATTTGTTAATGAACTGTAAGGCGTTGCTAATGACGACAGGATCAGTCAGAGTTTTCAATCCCTGATCTATAGATGCCGCCATGTCACCGATTGTTCTCAGTCCATCAACCGCAGCTCGTGTATCCTTGAACATATCTTGCACTTTGCTAACACACGAGCTAATCCCAAAAACCTGCATCTCCACACGGTCATCGGGTAATCTTCCACCATCATCACTCTGTACATGCACAAAATCGCCATCGACTTCTGGAAGCACACGCTGTGTGATACTTAGTTTCTCTAAACGAGTAGCAAGTGTGTGCAGGGCAGTAGGACCCATCTCACCATACATTTGGATCTCTACTACAAGAACGCCCAGAGAGTTAATATTCGCTTCTGCTGCTGTAACGGTCTTATCTGCCATTCTAATCAGTGCATACCGTTGGAAAGCTGGAATTTGTGCATTTACAATATCTCCAGCAACCACCGTGATATTCGTTGGTTCCAACCGAGCTTCTATTATGATCAAAAACCAACTGACCTTAGAGCTTGGAAAGGTTAAATCCCATTTGTTGGCCAACCCCTTAGTTTGCACCGACGTCGACATCAACTGATCAAACACCTTCCACGGAAGATTTGGTACTGGTTCAGTGCCAGTAAACTTATATGTCCATCCAGTTGGCGCCACCGCGCTAGTAAATCTTGGAATCAAGCCACCAGCGGCAACCGTATCTCGTATAGCATAACGCATCATTGCGCGTGGCAAAAACAACTGGAAATCGTCTCCCACAGAATGGAATATTGATACATTAAATGCTGTATCTGCTCCAAGTGCGTACAACGTCACCATTGGCATACGATTAGCCAATTCGTTCGTAGTGTAGGGAGAAGTTGTAGAAACTCTCTTCCATCCACCACCGTCCTTCAAGCGTATTGTTCTCACCAATGGCGTTAACTTATACATAGGCACTTCAATAGTGAACTGAGCCTTACTAAGCGGGTCCAGAAACGTCATACCATTCATTGCAGGCATGTCAAGCACCTGGCGCTCCGTTTCCAAGTAATCAGATGGTTGCACAAACGGTACTCCTTCATATCCAACTGCCAGCTGTATATTGGTAGTAGCACCCAAGTCTGAAATAAACGTTAACTTATTGGAACCAGACCAATATGTATACGTATCAACCAGTGCTTGATGCGTTCGTCCTCCAAACGCAGGTATCTCTGCTACTGCGTACCATCCTTTTCGCGAGGACTTCCCTACAGGGATAGTGCCAAGAAAATCTGGACGGCGCAACAGGTCTTTCAAGTTCATGTGTCGCGTGTTTACATACCCACGCTTCGACAATCCAACTCCGTGGGTCACAATTTGATCCTTGTACACTCCTACAAGTTTAGTTTGATTCTTCGCCTCGTCACTCGGACCTTCTTTGCTCTGCAATTTTACACATTTCACACCAATATATGGCGCTATAGGTTTGACGAATGCAGACACTGTTAAATCTGAATTGGTTTCTCCTGATCCTGTACGCAAAACATTCCACACACACAAAGATACAAATCCAAAATTCTTTATTCCAGCTGTACCCATCATTCGACAATAATATGAATACGGAACTTTCAACACACACTCTGTCTCTCCTTGCAAATCAATGAAAGCATGATTGTACTGTGTTCTACACTGTTCTGACTCCAACTCCAGAGTTGCAGTATCAAGATCTGGTGTAAAGAAAGCAATCAATTTACCAGCATGAAATTTTGACGGGTTAACTTTAAACCTCACCTCAAAGTCCATATGTTGATACGCATGATAATTCCTCAAGCCCGTAATAGCCAACTCATCCTGCCAAATGATCTCAGGCATCTTAAGAGTTGTCAATCTAAAGCCATTCGTCATCGACGTGCGCCAAGCTATATCACTTCGCACTAAATAGTCTCGAGCTGCCACGTTCTTTGTATGAGCTGTGGCCACATTGGCACAAATTTCCTCTGCTTCAACAGAAGGACGCACCCTCAGCTGATCTATCATCATGACACGCGAATCAGTTATACTCGTTGATTCGAGACTACTATTCTCTGCCACAGGTGTTACCTTAGCAGGTTGTGCTGGCGCAGTATCTTCTCCCCACAATGGTTCAGTACGAATCTTATCCATCCACTCATCTGAACTACTCTGTAGTATTCCAAAATCATAGAATAATGTTGACGCTGCATCATACGGATCCATAAACTCAAAATCATCACCAGCCGACAAATATACATTCACATCAACAACCGCTGCGACGGTCGAAGGAGCAATCAGCTTGTTTTGAATATATAGATAGCAGGTTCCACTAATGGTATCTGTTGGTCCACTCAAACCATCTTCTAGAGGAACCTTGTTTGTGTTTCGATAATCCGTTTCTGAAAGAAAAGTAAATCTCTGCGTAACTTTCCTGGTTGTACTCACATCCATAATTGTATACGGACACGTCCTTAACTTCTCTCTTGTCACGGTCACAGCCTTGTTGTCGTTCAAATTGGG